AAAGCCGCCGCAGACAAAGCCGCAGCAGACAAAGCCGCAGCCGACAAAGACAAGGTCTCTCTTACACCAACCATCGGCCCCTCTACAAGCGGTCCACTTATTAAATAAATGAAAAACCAAATAAAATAAATAATAATAATATATCATCGCACAAATGAGCTATTATTTTGATAATAAACCAACGTCTTCGTTTATGGATCCAGTTGTCCAACAACATGGTAGCCATATGGTTATGCAAAACGTCCACAAAACAATAAAAGAACGCATTGTAAACATCGACACAAAATACCGCAAAGACTATGATTACACGCAACCAGCCAGCGCAAATGTCGTTTTCGGCGAACGTCTCGCCGAAGTACGCAGTTTAGAAGTAGTCAGTGCTGATTTACCCATCACATTTTACAATATTCACGGCGAGAATAACTGCGACGGAACTGGAAACAATTACTTGAAAATAGTTATTGGTGCTTCTTCTGAAATGCTTATTATAACACCCGGTTATTATACATCAACCACATTGAAGACCGAAATCAATGCGCGACTCACTGCTTTAGGTGGGAATTATGTAAATATTTCATTCGATATTTCCAACAATTTGTCTCAATTTTCATCATCCTCTAGCACGGCAACTTTAACAATGAATGTAAATAGAACTGGAAACACAGTTGACGCAAATTTGAGAAATTGTCTTGGATGGATTCTGGGGTTCAGAGATACGATTTATACAGTTACGTCCGCTGTGCGCCTCTATTCTGAACAGATTTTGTTGGTTCGTTCGCCACGACATGTTTTTATTGCGCTCAATGAATTCTCTCAAAGCAACGCCAATTCGTTTGTATCTCCATTTGAAAACACAAATCTGAACAAAAACATTGTCGCCAAGATTTCAATCCCCACAATTAATTTTGGCGAGACATTATGTGCAAACCAAGCCAATGGATATTTAGTATCGGAGACGCGCAAATATGGAGAAAAAGTGAATATCCAGAGAATTAATCTCCAAATATTGGATGATTCTGGGCGCGTTATTGACCTGAATGGTGGAGATTTCTCGGTTTGTCTAAAGTTGACACATGAATAAGTGTGTATCTTCATACGACTCAAAGTATGTATCTACATACGACTCAAAGTATGTATTTACATACGACTCAAAGTATGTATCTTCATACGACTCAAAGTATGTATCTACATACGACTCAAAGTATGTATCTACATACGACTCAAAGTGTGTATCTTCATACGACTCAAAGTATGTATCTTCATACGACTCAAAGTGTGTATGTCTCTTAAATATAATTATTTATAGTAATAATTATATACAATGGTCGGCGCAAGTATTTTACCAGCATGTTTCTATGACGGTAAGCTCTATTTTTTATTCGGAAAAGAGAATTCACTCGCCGACACTCCTGGGTGGTCGGATTTCGGCGGCGGCGTAGACAAGGGCGAATCCATTTTCCAAGCGGCCATGCGAGAGGGCAGCGAAGAATTGACTGGTGTTTTGGGCGACGGTAAAATGATTTCAACGTTGATTCGAAAGAATGGCGGTATATTCAAGATGCAGAAAGAGACGTATCATATTCACCTGTTTCACCTACCGTATCCCGAATACAAAAATATGCCGAAATTCTACAACAATTCTCACTATTTTTTGTGGAACCGAATGAACAAAAAGATGTTGAATGACACCAAACTGTTTGAGAAAATAGAAATACAATGGTTCACCATTGAAGATATGAAAAAACAACGCGACGAATTCCGCAATTTTTACAGGGAGATTGTAGACATGATAATAGAGAAAGAGACGGAAATACGCGGGTTCTTAGAGAAAAAAATGACGGGACATAAGAAACAACGCGGAACCCGCAAAAACAAGGGATTTATGGGTATTTTTTAGTAGTTTAGTAATCAACGATATATCACGGTATTGTAGAAACATATAAATATACTATATAGTATTATATCTGTAAATGTCGTCATGGAAACAATACGGTGGAAGAGATAAATTTGAAAATATGAATAATTTGACTGTAAACACATTGGTGTGTGAAAATTTCGTAATGAGAAACCAATATTTTGGTGACTGGAAATTTACAGGTTCTTTGGATGTAGCACAAGATGCTATTATTAGAGGTAATCTTAATGTTAACAAAAATTCGGATTTTTCTGGAAATGTTATTATACGCGGAAAACTTACTGTTTTGGGGACGCATATTTTGGGAAGTGTCACTATAAACGAAGATATTATTGTTAAGCGAAATATCTTTATTGGTCCAGACACTGCATCAAAAACTATTATTTCAGGAACAAACAATATGATTGGAATCAACCTACAACACAGTGACATAAATGCAACTATTGATATCTGTGGAAATATAGAGAGAACCATCGATATACATGCACACGTACCCAACAATAAAAATGTTATTGCGCGGAATATAAATAATCAGGGTATAACCGTAAATGTAGAGCCGACCCGTGCTTATATTGATTTCTATGTGGACAATTCTATGAATTTGACTACAGAAAACCGCAATGGACGTATATTATATGAGCCAGGTGGGTTTTTAACAGTCGATGCAAGTAGCGCCTTTCGCGTTTTGCCGGCGGCAATATTTTCTAGCAAAACGACGGATGTCGCACTTGGGAAAGAGGCTGTAGTAATATTTGATTCATCCGACAATGTTTCACCATATTTATATTATTATTACAATGACCTCAGTTATAACTCGGGGGATGCCGCAAATATTGTCTCTATTGATTACTCGTCCAACGTGTTTTTAACAATGCGGAACCGATCTGGTGCTGGTTTGGCGGTGGGTGGTGGGTATTTGCCTGGAAATATGATTATGGGTTCGCTGGCGCTCACCGACGCAAGCAATGTGAAACATTCGGCAATGAATATTATCAGCGGCAATTTAAATAAACAGATTCGAACTTCTATTGGTGTGAATAAACACAGTGTAGTAAAAGGATCGGAAGGTATAAACAAATATGCGATGGAAATCAATGGTCCTCTTAAAATAGGGCACCAAGAACTAAATGTCGCCGCCGAAACCACTTTTGAGATTTTGGGACAGTGTTTTTACGACAACTCTGGATTTGCGTTTGGAACGCCGACCAAAGAGGGGAGTCTCTACAATCAATATGTATTAACAACTAGTGACGGCGGATTTACTTGGACTCGAACCAAATTTATTAAAACTAATAATGATAATTTGGAAACATTAGATATTATTTTCAATGTCGGATATTCATCAAAAACCGAGCCTCTATATTTGGTCGGTGGAGAACAGAACTTTCTCTATTATTCGAACAATTACGGTGTTAGTTGGACCAATATTGTCGTAGTAAATGCATTTTCTGTTAATTTGGTTTCCGTGTATTTGTCGCCGAATAAATCACGGTTGATTATTGGAGGCTATGTTTCGATAAATACTAATTATCGGATTTTAAACAGCAGTGGATTAGGAAACGTTTCTACAGAATTGGTCTCACAAATAGATGTCGAGTTGTTTCCAATTTCAGCCATAGACGGATTTGATAATACATATGCCTACATTATTGGGGGCGGCGGAATACGTAAATTCAATATAACCATTAACACGTATACAAGTATTGCTGGATCGGGAACGTTTTATGGACTTAAGTTCTATTACGACGGAGTAAAATATCATTCAGTCATTGTAGGGTTTAACTCTATTTATTATTCTCATGACGTGAATGCTGGAAGTTGGTCTAACATATCTATTAGCGGGACACTTAGAAGTGTCTATATTGTGAATTCATTTACGGCATATGCTGTTGGTGACGGTGGAACAATTATGTTTTCGACAGACGGATATGCGACTTGGCGAAAATTCACATATGACGAATTGAATTATATGGGGAATGCCTCTAGATTGTGGAATACAAATTTGAAAAATGTTTGGAGCCGCGGAGCAAATGATTTGATAATAACTGGGACAATTACCAATTATGTTTCCAGTTCGATTGTCGGTAAATCATATATTTTTGACTTATTTCATCCTTATTTTTTCAATCATAATGCCTATAATGTGTTGGAGGTTTCTGGAAATATGGTTATGTCGGGCGATTTGCACATAGATGATGAGGGGCGATTGATGACGAATAATAGTAGTTTTTACATTTTGCCTGAAAACGCAAGCCAAATTTATATAGGTAATACCGCAATTGGAGGTAAAACGAACGTGTTGAATAACTTTGACGTTTGTGGAAATGCAGTAATATATGGTAATTTGGATGTTGAACAAAATACACGCTCATTAAAAATGGCTTTAGGGAAAAAAACAATCGAGTCTGGATACACACTAGACATATCTGGGAATGTTAGTGCAAAAAATGGCTTTATTCATCAGTGGTGAATTGTTTTAGTTCAAATTTATATTAAATAAATATTAGTTTAATATATATATACAATGTCTTGGGGTTCTAATTCTTCTGCTAACAAGCTAGTGGACACTTATGTTCGAGGATTCCTTGATATAAGTGGTGGTGATGTTCAGGTTCAAACCGGGAACGTCATCTTACACAACACTGTTGATGCTATAGATTCTTCTTCTGGGACATTAATTGTTTCTGGTGGCGCTTCCGTAGCAAAATCGTTTTTTGTTGGTAACAACTTGTCTGTTTTAGGTAATACAAATTCAACCGATACGGCGTCAGGTTCTCTTCAAATTTCTGGAGGCGCTGGTATTGCTAAAAATGTGTTTATTGGTGGTAACAACGCGGTTTCTGGAAACGTTTATGTGTTGGGAACAACCGACGCGGTAAGCACTTCTACTGGTGCACTTCAGGTTGCTGGTGGAGTCGGTGTTGCTAAGAAATTATACGTTGGTAGTGATATTAACGTTAGTGGAAGTAGCATTGTGACTGGTAACAGCACCGTAACTGGGAATTCGAGTGTTACAGGAAATGTTTCCGTGTTGGGAACAACCGACGCAGTAAGCACTTCTACAGGTGCCCTTCAGGTCGCTGGTGGAGTCGGCGTTGCTAACAAATTATACGTTGGTAGTGATATTAACGTTAGTGGAAGTAGCATTGTAACTGGTAATTCGACTGTAACTGGGAATTCGAGTGTTACAG